GCGACTTTACAACACTCGATTATATTGGAAATTAAAGTTCAAACAACAAACAATCTAATTAAACCACGTATTGTGTAAATGTAAAGTGAAGTAAAGTGGATAATTTAAAAATTTTTTTTTTTTTTTACTGATTATTATTAATTTAGCAAAAAAAAAAAAAGATTATTAATTAATTTAGTGTGGAATGACAAGTTCTAATCGTCGTCGTGCTCGTATTGTAAATTTGTCCAAGGTATCTTTCTTACAATTACATATTTTAACACTTAATGTATTTTGTACTTTACATCTTTTACATTTCCATTTCTGATTATGTTCACCATAAATAATGTTGTCATCATATTGCTGATGTCTGATTCGTATTTTATTTGCCCATTCTTTTACCAATGTTTCATTTTTAGTTGGTGGATGTGGACTAATATCTTGATTTGCCTCAATAATTTCTTCAATTTTAGAGTATCTTGCCATTTTTGAGAAAAAGGGTTTTGAAATTTTCATTTTTTGAACAGATTTGGATGATTGTGGTTCTTTGTAGTCCAGTTTATAATATTGATAAAAATCATAATACTGTTTTGTAGATTTATCATTATCAATCCAATTTTGATAAGATGAATATTGTGAAGGCATAAATGCCAACACTCGAACTTTTCGTATCATTTTATTTTTTGTGTTTTTTAGTTTGTTTTGGAAATCACGGAACACACTGACAATCTTATCAGATGAAAATTCTTCTGGTTGAACATATGCCGGTTTTGTCATGTCAGATGCTGGTACCAATTTATAATTGTATGTTTCATCAATCAATGGATTATGACGATAACAATTATCCGCAGTGTACTCATAAAAATTATCTGGCTGAATTTTCGAAGATTCCAGATTTTTATCTAAATTAAACGTACAATCCACTGATACCATTTTAAATATATCCAAACATTTTGAGGTAATTTTGGTTTTTTTGGCAGCAATTTCTAATAAATGTTGATCGGATGTTAATTTACTATCATGTAACACAATTTCACTACTTATATCCTCAACTGACACAGGTGGTTTACCTTGATTGAATGTTGTGTAATCCCATTTACCCGTTAATTGTTGTTTTGTAAATTTCATGTAATACTGGTAAACCGTGACATTGTTTTGATTGAGCATTAGGTTTATGTGAGAACGAGCACGTCTTGCTCGTCCAATAACTTGATCCATACGAATATTATTCCAATAAGATTCCAAAATATATACCTCTCGAACATTAAATAATGAAATACCTTCCGCACCAGCTGATGTTGTTAACAAAATCAAACATCGTTGACCATATGTATTATCGGATCCTTTAAAAACATTTAACGCTTCTTCTCGACGTTGACCAGAACCACCAGTAAATGTAGTATAAAAACATTTAAATATATCAGATCGCTTATACCACTTGTTGTTGTCATGTGATAATTTATATAATTTCTTATCTGTTTTGGCGTCATATGTTTTCTCATCGGTTGCCGCATCATCCCCCACACTATCTTCATCGTCACCATCATGGTTTTTTTTTATCCCGACAATTTCGGATGTCAGCCAAATTTGTTGTGTTTTGTCTGAGCAAAAACGAACTTTATGTCCTATTTTTAATATTTCATTTTTATTGTCCAAGTCAAGACGTGTATAACCATTGAAATGCAAAACACGATCGAAGAGATTGATACCTTCTACAAATCGAAATTGAGAATATAAAAATACTAACCCTTCTGTTTTTTCTAAATTTTCCATGATTTTATAATATTTTGGTGATAGAACTTTTAAATTAAACATATTGTCTTCCACAACACGTTTCATAGATAAATGATCTTCATTCAATTTACTCACCAAATCCACACATTTTTCTTCATATGCTTTTGTTGCTTCTTTATAAGAACCGTCAAATTCTTTTGTAAATTCAGATCGAACTGGACGTTCTAATTTTGGTGGAAACACGAAAATACTTGCTTGGCGTGAGTAAACTTTATAGTAACTACTTGATTTACTTCCTTCTAAATAATCACGTTGAACGCGAGTAGTTTTTTCTTTATCACGTTCTAATTTACGACGACCCACATACACTGAAAATTGATAATCAGACATAGGAATAAAATTATCATTGTTTAGTTTTTTTTCTGGAAAATTATCAGTAATCTCGTTGAAATGCGAAATAATACCTAATAACCGTTGTTTGAATTCTAGATTACGTTCTTTTTTTATATCCAAATGTTCAAAATCAATATATTTTTCATTAAATATTTCTTCATTTGAAACATAAACATTTCCAGTATCTTTTGGTTGTGATTTTTTCTTTTTAATTGCCAAATCAATACCAGGAAATAAAGAAAAATATTTTGGTTGCATGTCAATGACATATTCATCAATAAATTGAGAGCGACGACTGTCATTTAACATTTTAACAAATTTGTTTTTTATTTGTTTCAAGATTGATTTATCAGATAAATGTTCATTTGACTTGACAACACCTAAATATTTACCATTGGAGGGATTGTATTTATTTTTAAATCCGGATGGTGTCAGAATAATAATAAGTGTTTTGTCGTGTCGTTTAAATTCATATCGATCAATATATTTGTTTTCCGTTCCATCTAAATAGCCTTTCATCAATTCGATATTTGCAATTGACAAATTGTTGAATTTCATTAAGGATCCATAAATTGAACCTTTTAACAAATTACTCATCAAAGCTAACTCATATGGTTTATTAATCAAAGGTGTCCCTGAAAGAAAAACCAATCGACAAGTTTTAGAATGCATCAACATGTTATACAGCATTTTTGCCGCATTCATACCAGAATTTCCAGCCATATTCATAATAATATTATGAACTTCATCCACAATCACTAATTTATCATCAAATGGATTGTGATCTTCCAATATTAATTTATGAGTCAAAATACGCAAATATCGCTTTTTATTTTCTTTATTAAGTTTTTTTTGAGTGTCGTTAACCGACATATCATTTTCATCTCCTTCATCATCTTCATCATCATCATCATCATCGTCACTAATAGTTGATTGACTCAATTCATGTTTCACTTGAGCAATAATTTTTTCTGGAATTAATTCAGTCAACACTTTTAAAAAGTTATTTCCATTGTAAGAAATAAACTTATATTTATAATCACGCATAATTTTAATTTGTGCGTCAATTTCTTTACTGTTTATTGACTCATGGTCGTAGTTTGGCTCTTTATTATTGTTAATCATCCAAATATGCTTATTAGATGTTTTTGTAGAATCACGAATTACCTCAATCAAGTCTTTACTTAAACCTTTTGTTTCTAATGCTAGCCAATCACTGTTTTCTAAATTGTCATAATCGAGTTTCACTGGTACCCAATGAACTTCTTTTTTATAAGAAATATCACCGAATTTTTCAATTTCAATTTCATAATTTCTACGAAGCGACGCAGGCAATAATACCAAAATTCTGCGACCACGAAACCCTTCGGCAATTGTTATACTCGCACCACTTTTACCGGAACCAAGACCATGATACAATAACAAGCCTCTGTATGGACTTTCATCACTTAAATAATCGGACACAAATTTTTGGTGATCAAATGGTTTTATATTTGATGATGTACCGTTTGACCATATTTTCATAGCTGGACGTTCATTTGACCTAACTTCATTTGAAAATTTATTGGAAATAAAACGTGGAAAACCTGTTCGATTTGGCAAAATCCAAGCATCTTCTGGTTTTTCACCAATATTGACACGATGCAAAAAACTTTCATCTTGTAATGTGGCTGTTGATTTTGCGATGGACGATTCAGACAATTTTGAAGCTGTGGAGGAATCTGGTTTTTTTATTTTCAGTCGAAATTTACGTGGTTTCTTTGATGATGTAGCAGTGGCAGTGGCAGTGGAAGATGTATTGGTAGAAGATGTGGTGGATAGTTTAGTTTTTTTCGAAGCATTACTAACTGCGTCACCTCCACCACTTGCAGCAGCAAATGAATTAATATCTTCAGGGGTTTTTCTTTTTAATGAAAAAAAAGACATTCTTTTATATAATAGAAGATAATATAAAGAATATTTATAACTTAAAAAAAATAATAAAAATCTAAAAGCCAAATAAATAAAAATCAAATTTATTTTATGTGATTTTTAAATCATTATAATTATTGACCAACATATCCATTTCACCTAAATTATCTGTCATTTCCGCAAAATATTCCAAAGCATTTTTTGATGCCAATTGTTCTGCCTGTCGTTTTGTAGTAGCAACATCTCGACCAACAATATTTCCATCTTTATCTAATACACCCATTGTAAAAATTCGTTGATGTGGCGGACCTTCTATATTTAATTCTAAATATTTCGGTGTGATTTTAAATTCTTTTTGGTAAAACTGCAATAATTTTTCTTTGTAATTTTCTTGAGACATAACCAGCTCTTCCCAATCAACACATTGTTCTAATAAATTCTCAATAAATCCATTGACAATTAACCATCCAGGACCAGATAATCTAAATCTAGTCAACTCTTTCATCTTTGGTGAGTAATACGAATTATTTTTATTTTGATCCAAGAAAATTGCGCAGAAAAATGCTTCCATAACATCTTCTAAAATACGTGGATTTTTACGTCCTTTATCTGTTTTCTCTTCAACATGTTTTGATATAATCAGATATTTGGATAAACCTAGAAAATTGGCAAATGATGCCAATGACTCTTTTCGAACTAATTTTGCCTTCATATTAGTTTTAAATCCAGGATCTGTATTAGGATACATTCTATATAAATAAAAGGCAATTGATAAATCCAAACATCGATCACCTAAAAATTCCATATCTTCGTAATCTTTATCAAATAAATCTATTGTTCCAGATGGTTTTTCTGAAATTTCAATTTTTCGATCTTCATTGTTTGTTTGTTGTAAATTACGAGTATATGAACTATGAACAAATGCCGTTTGATATAAACTTAAGTCATTAATTTTTATGGTATTTCTTACATTTTTAAATCCACAACGCTCAAAAATATAATAAATATCGTCTTGTTTTAGTAACACATTGTTTTCGTTCCATGGACTCAATTTTAATATTTCGTCATTGGAAGATGTCATTTTAGAAGATGTCATTACTTTATTTTTGTATATTTTGTTCTATTTTTTATTATTTTTATATCAAATTTTATTAAAAGTCTGAAAAATAAAAATAAAAATATCAAAATCTAAAACAATTAAAAAATAAAATTGTATATCTTATTTACTTTCCCATTTACTTACTTACTTACTTACTTACTTACTCACAATATAATAGATGACTTAATGGTCAATTGATTTTTTTCAGTCATTACCATCACAAGATCGAAATCACTTTGTCCATTTAAAAAAGCATCAACGCCAACTTTAAATGTAATTCCCAATTCAAAATCTAAACCATCACTATCTTTAGTATTTGTCCTTGGCAAGCATCCCAATTGGCGAATATCATCAACCGTAAGAACTTGGTTTGTGACAATTAGTTTTTGTGAAAAATCAATTTCATTTGTTGTACCCAAAAGCCTGTTGTATATTTTCACCTGTTTTGAATTCTGACAAATCAACAAAACCTTGTTTGCTCCCAACACGTAAGGTACCATTGCAGCAGCAGATGCGGGAACTGTTACAAATTCTTTTGGTTGTAGAGTTGTCAATGTTTTTAAAAGTGTAGCATGTTCTTCTCGTTGAGACATTTGGTATGTAACATATTTCTGCCATCGTTTGAAACAGGATTCCTGATGTGGTGGAAGAGGTGGCTCTTCTACTGCAATTGGGGTTTCATCATCATTGGTAAATTGAAGACTCATTATATTGAGAGCAAAAAAGTGTTTTGAGATATTAGCAAAGATATCATGAATTAAAAAAAAATCAAATTTTTTTTAAGGTTAATTTGAATATGCTAATCCACCCATTCCAGACATTATTTGCAATATATTATAATTTTTGGCAAATATTTCAAGCTCCTTTTTTTTATATTTTTCACGATATTCTGGGTCAATTTCCATTCGTATATCATGCTCCTCTTTTTCTAATTTACGTTTTTCTTCAAGATATTTTTTTTCCAATTCGTCTTTTTTCCGCTGAATAACTTTTGTTCTTTTATTAATTTCTCTTTGAATTTTAGTTTTTTCCAGATACCGTTTTATTAGTGGGTAGGTATAATTTTGAAAAAGTTTGAAAATAGCCGTTGTCCATTTTAACTGATTTAGATTTTTTGATGGTTCTGTGACCACTGCCACTGATGTACAAGCACAACATGAATTCGAAGTTATTTGACGAATCAAAATGTTCATATGTTTTTCAATTACTTGATATTCTGGCCAATGCAAATAAGTTTTTTTTTTCCGTTTAACAAATGGCACAGGTGTAGTTTGACTAAATAATTGGTCATATTCTTTTTCTATGGTTTCCGAAAAAAATTTTACACATTCAAAAATATGATTTAATTTCCATTGCTCATTTTCAGTTAATGATCGTCCATTTAATTTTTGATTGACCAAGAGTTGTATAGTACGTTTTATCGTTACAATATCTTTT